TTGCCAGCCGTGGAACCTGTAGGTTTTTTCTGGCCCACCTTCGGCCGTGAGGTTCTGATAGCCGTTCTCCGGATTCTGCGGGTCATACACTGTCACGTAGCCGTACGGCCCGCGAAGGCCGAAATTCGAGATAGCCACCAGGTCGATGTCGGGCGCATGCTCGAGCATCTCGTAGTTGAAGCCGCTCCGAGGTGCTTCGCCGTTGTCGACCCAGGTGCCGAGGTAGCCTTCGGCGTCCGGCGTGCCATCGCCAGGATCGAAGGACCAGAGCCGCGGCGAAGATGTTGGGCGACCGGTGGCGCCTACTGGATCGGGGACGCCCCAGAGGATGCCGCGATTGTGATCCCAGCCCGACCCAATGTATTCGGTCAGGTTGCACATGGGATCCTCGTTGTAGGTGTCCATGCTGCGACAAGCCGCGTCCGGCATGCGCGCTAGTTCCCACTGCGACGTGGGTAGCTGGGAAGCCGTCAGGTCCAGCACGTGCGTCCTGAACGGCTGCATCTGGATATTGCTGATCGGGTTTATGCTGCTGGTGCTCTCGGCCGAGCGCTGGATCGCAAGCCAGATGCCGCGCTCGTCCTCCATTACCTCGATCGAGTCCGAATGGTGCGCCGGGCGGATGTAGCGCTCGGGCCCGGGATAGACACCCTCGAGTGAAGCCGAGCTCCCGAGGTCGTCGCCAGCGTAGGGCGCGCTCAGTCGCGTCCATAGCTGAGAGGTCAGGTCGAATCCGTAGATCTCAGAGCCGGCGTAGCTGTAGTGCCCACCGCAGGCGCCCATAATGTACGTGCCAGCGGCACCCAGTAGCCGCGAGAACGTCGCGCCGCACCAGGACGAGATGATGTCCTTAAAGCCGGCGCTGGCCCATATGCCGGTGTCGCAGGTCGAGCCCGGGCCGCCTAGCTCTTTACCGGCGCAGACATCCGCCGGCTTGTTCAGGGAGGCTATCTGCCACTCGCCTACCGTCAGGCCGGACACCCAATCGGGCGCCATACGTGTGCCCCAGGGATGATCGCCTGGCCCTGGCTCGGGCGGCTCGATTGGCGGAATGACTGGGGGAACGCCAGGATCAATCGGCGTTGCTTGAATCGTCGTGGAGAACTCTTCCCCGGCCTCGTTGGTCATGGTGCCGGTGAAGGTGCTGGTCTGTGCTTCGCTGGCTGCGATGAACAGTAGCGCGATCGCTCCAGCCACCACAGCTACCCCGACCATCCGACCAGCGGCAAAGGTTGCCGCTTCCTGCATTTCTCGATCTCTGATTAACTTCATACTACCTCCCTGGCCCCGACCACCGGGGCTTCGTGGATGTCTGTAGCTAGGATGTCGGCTAGACGCCGCGTCGGCGCGCCGATGGACTTGTATCTTTCGAGTTGCTGTGCGAGCAGAACAACGGTCGCGCCCCTGCCATGACGGTCCTCGTACACGCGTAGCAGGTCAAGGAGCTCCGCTGCGTAAATCTTGGTCTGCTCGTCCATTACTGGACCACCAGATCGGCGCCGTCCATGCCAGCTTCGACCTTGGTCCCATCGCTACAGGTTATATTGGAGTGAAGCGATCCGGTGAACGCAGCCGCAGCCGCAGCCTGCTGAGTGAGGATATCTGCGTCCGCACCCCCGTTGGCGGCCTTGCTGTCACCGCGCTGGACGTCGCAGTCCACCGCAACGGTCAGGACGTTGACCCTCTCGATGCGCGTGCAGCCGCTAACGCTTGCCGCGAGAATCAGTATGGACAACAGGCGCGGGATTGAGGCGCCCTTCGAGCTTCGAGATCCGGTCGCGTAATACACTGCGTTCTCTTGCTCCTTCTCTGAGTTCTTCGATTACGATGACGGCGAATCCTCCGAGCACCGCAAACGCTGCCGCGGCGAGTGTGGCTGCGACGGTCGGGTTGACCGTTCCCCTGCATTTCCTGGGCAAGGGGCGCATCTCATGGACGCACTTCCATATAGAAGCGCTCGGTGAAGAATTGATCGTCCGACGTCGGCGCCTGGCACAGAAACCAGATGATCGAAAACTCGGTACCCGCCGTGATCTGAATCAGCACCGTGTCGCCATCATTGGAGATCCCAGGGGCACCGAGCAGCACGTCTCCCGTGATGTCGTTTCCCGACGTGTCTTCGGCCGTGACCGTTAGCGAACCGTGCAGGTTGGAGGAGACGATCACCGTACCAGCAGGCAATGGATACTCGGTGTAGTCGATGCCGAAGAACAGCGTCTCGTCGGCACGCTTCCAAGGGATCGGCTGAGGCTTGAATTCGGCCATCAGGCGAACTCGACGTTGATGGTCCCCTGATCGTTGGGATCGTTGAGCGCAGCCGCACTGACGACGCGTCGAATCCACAGCCGCGCATAGCTGCCGATCGGGATGTCCGGGAAAGTCAGACGCGAGCCGGTCAGATGATGAGCGAACGTCACGGCCGCCGGCGGCGTGGACTCGTCGGCAATGGATAGAGTCGAATCGATCGGCGAGGCTTCCAGCCCGAAATCGAGCTGCGTGTCGGTCGAAGTAGTCTCCGGCCCCATGAAGCCCTCGGTGGACGTGCTGCTTGCGTCGCCGCTGTTGAACACGTCGATGGCCCGGTACTCCATGTCGCCGCTGGTCGCTTCGCCCGGCGTCACGTTGTCGAAGATGTTGTTGAGCGCGGTACCGCTTACGGTGACGCTCGAGCGCACCCCGCCAAGCGATGCATTCGGATCGCTGTTGGACGCGCCGCCAGTCAGGTGATAATCAAGAATTGCAGCCATTTACTTCCTCCTAGCGCTGTCGCGCAAACCACTTGATGCTACGTTGGCGCACCTTCCAGACTGCGGTCGGGATAACCTCGAGCACCCCGATCCGCCAGGCCGTGTTCCGTGCGGCCGTGTTGAAGATTTTCCAGGCTGTGGCCGTGAAAGCGTCCGTCTTGACCCGCCAGGCCGTCTGCTGCGCCTTGAGCGCCCGCACACGCCACGCTGTCGCCGCGGAGGCGGTCATGCGCCCGACAATCGCCCACGCGGTGTCACGGGCCAACTGAGCCCTCACACGCCATGCCGTCGCCTGACTCGAGCTGGTGGCGATCCGCCAGGCCGTGTTGATCGTGAGCAGCCCAGAGGAGAGGATTTGCCAGGCGGTCGCCACCGTCCGGGCCGTGCGCACGCGCCACGCCGTGGCCTGCGCCAGGAGTGTCCTGACGCGCCACGACGTGTCCTGAGGCGCCGACGTCAGGATCCGCCAGGCGGTGGTCGCTTGCAGGCTGGTCGCGATCTGGATCTGCCAGGCCGTCACCTTCGCCTGGATGTTCCTGATCCGCCACGCGGTCGCGGTCGCAACCGATGTCAGCACCCGCCAGGCCGTGTCCTGCGGTAGCTGGTTAAGGATTCGCCAGGCCGTGTCCACCGTCGCCGAGATGGGCGCACCGCCGACCTGAGTGATCCGGATCGAGCCCCAGATCGGATAGGTGCCGGAGCTCTGCTCGAGCTTGATCTCGATGTAGCCGACCACACCGGTGATCAACACCGGGCTCAAGATCTCTTCGTTCAGCCAATCGCTACCAGCCGCGAGAACGTATGCTTTACCGTTGATGTCGTAACGGCTGAGACTTGATGCGCTATCCGACTCCGCCGTTGCGGAGTGAGCGACGACGCCATCCTTCCACACCTCGAAAACCGTCAGCGGGGTGCCGGAGTGAACCTTGCCGGCGCTGATCCATACGGTGAAGTCACCGGGCCCGGTGTCGACTCGGAACACCGAGGTCTCGACCACGGCGCGATACATGAAGCCACCGAAGCGCAACGGGTCAGCGGAGTTATCAACTCCGAAGACAGGGACCGGTGTTACCCAGCCGCAGGTGTTGGTGAGCCCGTTACCGTTGGTGCGAGGTGTTGGGTGGACCGGGAGCGGATCGCCAAGCAGTAGCCGTACGTCCTCGTCGTCGATCGGATCTGCCGATCGAGCGTCGGGACACATTACGACTCCCCATGGGAACGGCATCTCTTATGACTCCTTCATCCTGGAGGACAATCCACTACTTCCAACAAGCCATTGACCCATGTCATCGGCCAAGCGCTTAGCGAGAACCCCAAGTCTGGAGCATTGGGCATCTCTATAGTTTGCGCAATAGTGACGGGATCGTTGTTTTGCCATAGCGCGCGCAGATAATTTTCGTAGATGGCGAACCCCGATCCCTTGTCGATACTCGCTCCGCCCATAAAAGCCTTTATCCCAGTTGATTCCACGCATTGAATTGGCGACGCAGCGATAAATGCCGGGATCGACAAGGTCTGCGTTCCCTGGCGGAAACTGAAGCCGAGCAATTGGTCCGGAGTGAAGAATGAGCCGTCAACCATGTTAACGTTGATTCTCCATCTATTACCCCCGCCTCCAACGCCACCACCAGAATCAAAATGAATTCCGGATGTGCAAGTCAATGGATTATGCGATCCGTAACGATTCTCCGGAGTTATCGGTTGAATTTGCAAATTCGCATTCCATTGACTGCATGGCGGCGCCTCTTCCTCACTATCAAACGCTCCCTTCGGAGAGCGCACAAACGATGCCTTATCACTCCGCAGGCGCGTCATGCGACCTTAGCCCACTGCCGCCCATCGATGTTCATATCGATCCAGAACGTCCCTATGTTCTGAACCACGATCAGATCCCCTACAACGTAATTCGGCGTGAGCTGCTGATTTTCAGTCCCGTCAGCAACCCTTGTATTGATGTTGGAGTAACTGTATGTGACACCCTGTCGCGCCGCCTCATTGAACGTTTGCGGTAACTCGATGGTGTACTCAGGCGCGCTAGGGTTGGCGCTTTGACCTGCGGGGATACAAGTGAGGTTCGCCAGGTTTAAAATCTTGATCTCCAACAGCACCGCGCGCGCTTGCGCTTTGGTCGTAACCCGGACCCGCCCCTTCGACTCTTGCGCTGATTCACGGGTAGCACGAATGATGTCGCGCATATCTCGCGCGCTGATACGTGAGCCGCGAGAGGGTAGCTTGGTCGTTGTGATACTCATCCGAACGTGATGTTGAGTGGCAAGAAACTGATCAGCTCATACGGCGAGACGCTAGCCAACTGCGCGCCGCTTGGCGCCGCAATCGGTTTCCCGGTGAGAAGATCTCGGCCCACAACCTCTATTCCGTTCCAGCCTTCGGGACGTTGGATGAATACATACTGAACGTCATAGTTGTTCCCGCCAGAGACAGTATCTACGTCGATAGTCTCAAGGCGTACCGTGCCCTGCGCGTAACCATTCCAGATCCCGAGGTTGAGGCGGTTGACGTACCCGTCCATCCGCGACTTCGGATAGTTCAGCTCCTTTCGGCGAGCCGCGATTCGCGCGCGCGCCATCGGCACCGTGACCGTTTCGCCGCGAACAACGCCATCGCTATCCTCGACCGTGATGCGAGTACCATCCCAATCCTTTTCGATCTCGACCTCCTCGGTGAAGGAAGTTACCGCGATCGACGTCACATCCTGATCATCATCGGGAGGAGGTGGCGCTGTCGCCGTTGACGTAGAGAACGAGTATGTGAGCGCCCCGAACGCTTGGGGCAGATTGGTCTCCGGATCGCCGATCAGGCGGTCGAGCGTCTTTGCCGTGAGTGTCATCCCGATCCATGGATCAGGAGCGACGGTGCCACGCTGAGGCAGTTCAAGCATTACCTGCTCGATCATCTCGGCCGGCGTGTCGACATCGATGCCTTGCGCACGATACAGCCGCTCCCACGTAACGGCCGTATTAGTGCTGGTGAAGCGCGAACCGTCCAGATCGAAAGTAAACGTGATAGGCATCAGTCACCATACACCGCGCCGCCGCTGATAGAGCGCCGTTGCTCAATCCGGATCTGCTGGAGTTCGCGCAACTGGCGTCGCTGTAGGTCTTCCATAATGTTAGGCGTCTGCGGCGTACCGCCCGCAACAATCGTTCCGGCGCGACTGGCCAATGCTCCGATGACCCTCATGACAGGTTGAAACGCCTGCGCAGAGCGGGCACCAGCGGCGGCACGGAGTTCACGGAAGCCTTGAACGAATCGAGAGGCCGCAGATTGGCGCCCCGCTGCATCACGGGTGACACCCAGCTCTTGAGCGCGCCCCGCAAGACCGCCGATCCCCTCGCCAGCGAATAGCCGGCCGAGGCCACCACCAAGGAGATCGCTGATTACGCCCGTTCTGACGTTGGCATCCTGAATCCCCTCGAGCGCTTCCTGGATGGCCACCAGTTGCGCAATCGGAGACTTGCCCTCGAGCTCCTTGAAGGTCACGCCAAGAAGCTGGAATTGCCGGCGCGCCTCTTCGCCGCCCTGCTTCGCGTCGAGAATGCGCTCTTGAAGCTGCTCAATCGCACCTATCAGTTGTTCCGGCGAAACGTCCTTCGCTTCAGCTATGAAGCCCAGTTGCGCCGTCTCAGCGCCGACTAGACCGATATCCTGGCCGATACGTCGAAGTCTGTGCAACCTATCTGCCGTACGCTGGATAGCCACACCCGCGGCAGTGACCGACGATCCTATGGCAGTGACCGCCGCCGCGACGGTCGAAAGCCGACCCACGGACGACAGTGCGAAACCGACCAGCCCGCCTTTTAGGTTATCGACTCCGCGACGAGCAGCTACGAATGCAGTGCCGGCAGTGGCAGCAAAACCAACCAGACCACCCTTTAGACGGTCGAGCCCGCGTTGCGCTGAACGAACGCCACGCTTCGTCTGGTCGTCCGCGGTAATAACATACTTCGCTTCGGCGCGAGGCATTACGTCTGCGGCGTATCGTCAACGATGCCGTTGATCCATCCGCTGAAGTTCACCATGGCGTGCTCGCGCGGATTCTGCGGACGCTCCACCGTTTCCACGATCGCCGGGATTGAACTCTGCGGAAGACCGGAGCCGGCGCCATCGGGCTGGTAAACGATGGTCACGGACGCGCCCTTGGTCAATGCGCCCTGCCCTGTCGTATCAGTAGGATCCTGATAACAGTTGATCGTCACCGTGCCCCCCGTAAGACCCCCAAAGGCTTGTTCGTACGCCACCCCCATCACGGTCGCGTCCATCCGCTCGACCGTCTCGCTAATGTTGACTTCGCGGATTTGCGCGATCGGCACCACACCGACCAGAACGACGCCCTTGTAACCTGTGATGTAAGACATTCCTCTATCCTATGTTGGTTTGTGGATCGCGAGCATCAGTGCGGTACTCAACGCGGTAGGTCAGAGTGAGTCGGCCCGTTGGCAGCTCCAGTTGTTCGCTGCGCTCAACCGATGTGCCTTCATACAGGATCGCGCCACACTCCCCACCTAACGAGAGATCTACACCTAGTGCTTGCTCCACGCCCAACGCGAGCGCGTCGAGCTTATCTAGATAGGTCCATCCTTCATCCATGCAGTCAATCGTGAGCTGTATTGCTCGATCGTTATTTACAACACCTCCGACCATAGTCACCATTTCAGACTCGGTCGGCAGCCATTCTTCTTCAGCCGTATGAACACCGATCGCTGGCAATGTCATCTGATCGACAGGATACGTCCGACCTGCAATCACGTTACCGTTCGCCAGGGTGGACAGCAGGGTGATTACCGCGTCTCGGATGTTTTTTCGTTGGTGTGCCATCAGAACACCCGCCGCAAGACACGGAGCATCCGTCTATTGTATTCTCGCGGGAAGTCTCCCGACAGCTTCTCAAGAACTTCCTCGCGCACTCTATAGCCAGCCCTGGCCGTGCTGACCTGTTGTTCGACGATCGGTAGCCAGGTTTTCCCGCCGTTCGATGAAACCCGCTTCGCTGGACGCGCCGCGCGCTTGAACACACCCGTGTGACTCTTGACTTGCGCACGAAAGGCGCCGCCCGTTACCGCGCGGCGAACGATGAGGGAAGTTCCGCCGGGGAGGTTGAGATTGGTTCGACGACCTCGCCCCTTAGCAAACCAGCGTGCCGGCATTGATTCGACCAGAGACAAGCCCAATGCGACAAGATGATCTGTCCGCGCCTGCCCCGTCACCGGCAAGAGGATGCGACGACGTAGGCGTTTTTGCGGTCTGACTCCGAGCCGGCGCGACAACCCGCGCACCATCAATGTCCTGGACTGTCGGCGCTGTCGATTAAGGATCTGGCGTATTATAACTCTGCTTTGCTTGGGGAGTCGTTCCAGTCGCGTACGAATGGCCCGAGTATTGAGCTTCAATTTAAGCTTCACGAAGGACGCTCCAACTGAAGCTGAATCACTTCCCCGTCATCCTGCGGTTGCCACACCGCAACGCGCCAAGAACCGACACTTTCTCCGGTATGATTGATGATGTCATCGAACACCGAGCCAACGCCCACACTCGCGGCTGCAAGCGTTGCTCGATTGGCCAGGAACGTAGGAAGGGAGCCCGAAACGCCAACTTCGAAGGAATCTTCACGGTCGAAAAGGCCGGGGACAGTCGCGCCCGCAATAGACGCGATGCCCCAATCCGTGAAAAACGCTTCGCGCTCAGCGTCCGACTCGACCATCGGTTATCCAGCAACCTCCGCCCATGCCAGGCCGCGCCAGTCCTTCACCACAACGTCGTACACGAACCGAACCTTGTAGTGGATCGCGTCGGTATCCCAGCCGCTTTCCTGCTCGAGAGTCGGAGTCTGCACGCCGTTGAGGAAGTAGACGTCGATGTGCTGACCTTTGCGGCTCGCCCCGAAATAATCGGTGACGTCCGTGAGCAGGTGGGTTGACACCACCTCGAAGGTGTTGCGGACCGTGTTGGCACGCTGTGCTGCGCCACCGACATCGACCAGGAACTCGGAACCGGCCAGGTCGATGGCCGTATCTTCGAGCTCCAACGGCACAATGATGTAGCTCAGGCGCGGAGAAATCTCCTCCGCGTTGTCGTCCGCCTGGCGCCCCATCAGCACGCGCAGTGCATTGACGCCCGCGAGGCTCAGCGCCGCTGTGGTCACGTTCGAATGCGCGGACGAGAACAACTGGTTGGCGTCGTTCATGACCGGGCCACTGGCGCCCGCGATCTGATTCAGGGTCAGCGTCGTGATGACATCACGATCCAGCGTTGCCTGTGCCGCCTCGCCGCTCGAGGCCATCTGATCGCTGAAACCGTTGATGTCATTGTTGACCACCGCCTCCCAGGTATAGCTGATCAGTCCGCCGCGCTTCTGGACTTGCCCGCCTTCCTTCTGGTCGACGCGGGTCAGGGGCTGATATGCGGCGTTCTCCGCCACGATCGCGAGTTTCTGCGTGTGCGACAGGCGCGGCACGGTGAATGCCTTGAAGTCAGGCGAGCTACCCGTTCCACAGAACTTGTCCCACGCGCGCTCCGCGCGACTGAAACCGTCGAACATGGACTTGAAGCCTATGTTCTCGGTCATGGCCGGGAAGTCTGCGGTAGCGTACTGAGCCGTACCGGGCGAGATGGCGCGCATGCCGATGGCCATCTTGGCGATCTGCTCGGCACTCTTGCCGCGCGTGTCGACCCCGTGATTGACCAGAATCTCGCGCGCGATGTCAAGCATGGTCCAGCCGCGATAGCTGTTGCCCTGCATCTCTTCTGGCTTGATCAACGTCGGGACAGCGCGCTCGAGGATTGCGAGCTCCATACCACGGAAAGCCTTGTCGTCGCCATGCTGGCCGCTGGTGACGGGCAGCGGCGCCGCTGGCTGGCGACCCGGTAGCGCATCAACGGGCTTCGCCAGCGGCTCGCCCGCCGGGATGATCAGATCGAGCGCCAACTCGTTGAACCGGCTGACGGTGCAATCCGGCTGCTTGATGAGCTCGGCCATCAGCTCGTCCACGTCAGAAGCGGAATCGGGCCGCAAGCGCTTGACCTCCAGCGCGCGGCTCACGATCTGTGCGACCTCGCCCCGTCCTGCCTTGGCGCCATCCTGGTAGCCCGCCTGCTTGCGCGCTTCGATGTCAGCGATGATACCTTTCGACTCCGGCGCGGGAGCCGTACCCTCGTTGGTGTCCACGTCGGATACCCCTTCGTCCAGCTCAAGAGAGCGCCCCACGCCGACACTGGGATCGGCGGGTAGCGTGACGAGCGACGCCGCAAGCGGCACCCATCGGGTTACGGTGATCTCACGCTCGCCAGTCTGATCGTAGTCCAGACGGCGATAGGTCAGGCTGATGTCTGGAGCAACGCCACGCTCCACCTTGCCACGGGCGGCCGCGCCCTGCTCGTCGGAGTCGAATACCAGATCTCCGCGCAGCACGCGCCCCTCGAGGTGCACGTTGTGCACACGGCCGATGGGCAGGGCCTGCGAATGCGGATCGCGCTCTGAATGCCCGATGGTGAGCGGCAGCCCATGCGACCCGACGGCGCTCATGTCCACCGCGTCGGAGTTGTGCGAGAGAACTTCCTCGACTCCGAGCGACGGCAGCGACACCGGCGTTTCTGATGACAACGCGGCACGGACCGGGCCGGCTGCATCGGTCGCGCTGAATTCCACGATCTGCGCGATGCGGTGCCCGGTTTGTGGGATCTTCATGCGGCCTCTTCCTCCTCGTCCTCGTCGACAAGTCGCGGCGGTTGGCGTGCGGGCGCCGGTGCCGTGGGCTGAGCCGGCGCGGGCTGGCCGATCATCTCCTCGGGCGCACCGCGCTTGATTCGGATCTGATCCAGGCTGACGAAGCCCTTCTCGACCGCCATCGCGTCGGCCTGCACTTCCTTCAGAGGATCGATCCATGGGATGGCCGGCCCGCGATATTCGGCATTCACCGCGCGCTCCAGATCCATTCCAGCCGGCAGCACGACCTCGCCCACCAGGAGCTCGGTAAGCGCCCACGCTTCGTAGACCGGCCGTACCAAGCTCTGGACGAACTGATCCTCGCGGATGTCGTTGTAGCCTTCAGCCTCAACCATCTCCTGACGCTGCGCGGCATAGGTACCGTCATAGTTCCGCGAGATGCTGGAGTAGCGCAAGCTGGTGCCGCTCGCCAGGCGCTTGAACTGATCGGCGATGTGCGCTGGCATGTTCGGCCCGGGATAGTCCGGACCGACGCCGGTGATCGATTCTCCTGGTAGCAGCGTATCGATGATGCTGCCGCCAGCCATTGCCAGGAAACGCTGGCCCTGCTTGTTGTCATCATCGACGCCCTGATAGTCCGGGCCGCGTTCGATCGCGGCGGTCCAGGACGCCAGGATGCGGTTCTTGGTGCGCTCCGAGTCCTCCAGATCCTTGATGTCGTACAGTCGCGGGATGACGCGCACCAATGCCGACACGCCGCGTGTCGCTGGCCAGCGGTCGGCATGCTTCAGGTGCAGCATGCGCCGCGCCGGCGCAAACTTCAGATCGTCGAACGAGACGAAGGGCGATGGCATTCCGGCCAGCCCGGCGTCGCCCGGATGCCGTTTGTAGATGGCGTAGGACTGCGGCCGGTTCCAGGCGTTGTGAAAGATCCCCTGTCGGTAACCGTTGTCCTGGTAGTCGGCCGGACACATCTCGGACTCGAGCAGCTCGACGCGGAATGGCGTATCGGTCGGCTCGAACGGGTAACCACTCTCGCGCCCGGCCACGAGCTGTATGAAGTGTTCGCCGTCGCGCGGCCAGGCACGACAGCTCAAGCGCTGGGCCTGGTGCCAATGGAGCTCGTGAGTCACATCAGCATGCCGGATCCACTTCCGCCAACGTCTGATCAACTGGGCCCCGAGCGTCTGGTCGATCGAGCCGTCCTCTCGAAGGGGCTTCGGAATCGTGACCAGCCCGGCCCCGATCGAGCCCTTCACCCACTCGTCGAGCATCCCGGACGCGATGTCGGAGTTCTCGTCGAGGTAGCGGCCCCAATGGTTGATGCGCGGATAGGCGCGAGCGTAGGCGCTGTCCTGGGAATGCGCGGCGCCGACTGGGGGGCGCCGTGACGGGGTGGAGATTGCGGCTTCGTAGGCTCGCGAGCCTGTGGACTTCTGCTTGCGCTTGCGCTTGCCCACTAGGTGCGCCAGTCGGTCCAGAGGTCTTGCGGAATGAGCCCGCCGGACCCGCCGCCCGGCGTCGGGAAGGCGGCCTGCGCCGACATCGGGCGCACGATGCCACGCTGGCGTAGCGTCAGCGACTTGACGGTGCGCTCCCAGCGGGCGATCTGATTGTTGACCTCGGCGAGGTCCTGACGGGTCAGGGTGCGGCCGCCAATGCTGTAGGACTGGCCAGCGCTGGTGGCCTCGAGGGCGGCCATCCACTTGCGCAGCTGCCCCTGGGCGTAGGGCAGCGTGATGAGGGCAGGTTGCAGGCTCATGCGCGGGAAAATACGCGCCGCCATAGCCTGTGTCAATACCCCTTGGGGAAGTCCTTAGCTTTTGCTTAATTCTGCTCTTAGCGGTTTGAGCAGTTCACAGCGCCGGCCGGGGCAGCGGTGACGGCATCGGTCCCCGTGGACGGGTAGTGCGCTCGGCCTGAATCGCTTCGACTACCTCCGGGGTCTCCCGCGGGCGCAACCGTCTCACCCCCTGAATGTCCGCAGCGATGGCGGCGAGGACTTCGCAGTCGCCGTAGTGATTCTGTCGGTTGCCGGTGGTTTCCCAGATACGCTTGCCGCGGGAGATGCGGCTACGCTCGTTCGTCACCTGCGCGCAGTATTCGTCGTCGATGTGGTTCGGCACGTACCAGGCTCCGGGCTGGTCGCGGTCCCAGCGGATGCGAGCGTAGAGCCACTGCTTCCAGGTATCGGCGGAGTAGCGCCACAACTTGAGCGTCTTCAGCGGCCGCCCAGACACGCTCTCGTCCACGTTGGTGTCCCAATACGGCCGCTCTGCGCGGTCGAGCCCTTTGGCTGGTGCCCAGTTGAGCCGCTTGCGGCACTGCGCGTAGACCATGGCCGTCTGATAGCCGGAATCGATCAGCACCAGCGCGGGACGCCGTCCCATGAACGGCGAGTCGAGCATCTTGGCCAGGTCGGTCCAGACATCCTCGAACTCGGTTGCGCCGTGGATCTGCTCTCGCGCCAGCAAGTAGCTGGTCACGCCGGCGCACCAGCCACGCACCGTGAGGTACAACGACATCTCTTGCACGTCCACACCAACCGTCACCAGTTGGATGTCGTCGGCCGGGATGTCCTCGACCTGGCGATCCTTGATCGCATCTGCCCGCATCCCCTGCGAGGGTATCCGCCAGAGCTCGCCGCAAGCGGTGTTGACGATCGCCTGCACCGCGCCCGGTTCACCTTCGCGAGCAGCGCGCACGTAGCTTTCCGCGGTCTTGCCGATGCTGGTGATCTGATCGGCGAGCCCAGTTACCCAGTACGAGGCCACGGAGTTGCGCACCTCGAGCTCGGGCGACAACTGTGGCTCCCCGTTCTCGTCGATGATCGCCGGCACGTAGTCGGCGGTCTGATCCTTCACCTGCTCGTCCATGAGCATGCGCTCGCAGGTCGGGCAACGAATCTGCGCTTCCTCGCGAATGATGTGATAAGGCGCTCGCTCCGGATAGACGACGGTCGCCCAGCACGGCACGAACCACTCGCCGCAACCCTGACAGCGCCAGCACCAGCGCATCCGCGTGCCCTGCGCCCACCAGGCATAGGTCGGACAGATCCCTTCCTCGGTCGGGCTGCTGAGCACGATGGACGTCGCGCCTGGAAACATGGCGCCGCCTTCCTGGATGATGCGCACCGGATCGCCTTCGCCCCCGGCATCGCCAACCATACGGCTGCGCTCGTCGATCACAGCGTACTTGCACGGGTGACTGGCCACCTCGGTGCGGGAGCCGGCCCAGCCGATACCGAAGCGGCTGCCGGCGACGTAGCGTTCGAGACTGCCGCGTGCCTTCTGACTGGTGATATCGCGCAAGCCCTCGACCGTATCGAACATCTGCTCGATTCGATCGGCCGCCATGCTGCGCGCTAGCTTCTCGGTCGGCGTGATCCACAAGCTCGGACCCGGCATGGTCTTCCAGGCGAAGCCGAGGCAGTTCAAGCCGAGTTCGGTCTTGGCCCGCTGGCGCCGCATGATGACGACCACGACATCCGTATCCGGATCCACGAACGAATGCATCGGTGCCCGCACGTATGGCGTGCGGTCGGTCTTCCACTTGCCAGGCCAGGGCGCCGTCGCGGGCATGACCCGCTCGGCATCGGCCCACTCGTCAGGATAGTCGTACTCTGGTGGGCGACAGATCGACGCCAGCTTCGAGACTTCCCGACATAGATTCGAGCTCATCAGCAATCGATCTCCGCAGGTCGTTGGCCATCTGCTTGCGCCTGGCTATTTCGTGTGCCGTCTCGCCGCTACGCACGTAGATGTCGAGCGTGGTCATGATGCGCATCATTGCGGTCGACCAGGTTTCGATTACATCGCTGCGCAGAACCGTCTGCGCGGTGAGGACATCGTTGCGCGCCGACTGGCCGTCGCCCTGCAGCCCGACCAGGCGGATCCGCGAGAGCATGAGTTCGCGGGCAAGCTCGCTGCTCTCTTGCGTGTCGCGGACCACGCGGCCACCGGTGACGGCGTCCGAGATGAGCTGGCGCTCACGGGCCCACTCGAGGGCCTTCTCTCGATCCCACCAGCCGTAGCGCACCTTGGCAATCGACAGTCCTTCCTGCGCCAACTGAGTCAGCCGGCCGGAGGAGATGTTCAGCTCTCTCAGCAGTTGCTTGGTGCGGATTTCCATAGTGCTTAGCTTGGATTTACGCGCGGTGATCGATCAAATTCTGCGCTGCCTCTGCCCCGCACTAGAGCCCCCAGGTAGTACCTACGACTACCGCACACACCAGCCCTATCGCAGCCAGCGCGAAGCCGAGGTCTCGCAACGTCATATCCCGCTCAACAAACGGTTGAACCTTTCGACTGGGTTCCAGTTCCGGCGAAACCACACAACATCACCTGAATGGCATCTAGGTGCCGCTCCATTGACGGCATCTTGTCTGGCTACCCCACAACGCGTACAGAAATCATGGTGCAGAGATTTGTACTCGTGCAACCTCATATCCAGAGTCATATCCCACCAGCCTTGCCCACAGCTCCGACAGTCAACTCGAGGTCGAGCGCAGCCGTCTGCTGATGCAGGTTCGTTACGTTGATGTAGTACTGCTGATTCGGCGCGAACACCCACAATGCAGGGCCAGCGCTACCGACCACACCTTCGAGCACACCATCACCTATGCTGGCCTCGCCTATCTTCGTGCCCGGCGTAGTGACGAACGATGAATCCTCTATCAGCGAGAAGGGTTCGGGCTGCGCGTTCTCGTGGTTCAGGGGATAGCCCTGCACAGGTTGGCCGAACTGAATATCGCCACCGACATAAAGTTCGAACAGTGCGCCACGCGTTCCGTCTGTGGCCAAGTATGCCCTGAAGAACGCAACAGGCAGATCGCCGGTAATGAACCGCGTTGTGTCCACTCCACCACTCGCCAGTGAGTTGGTGGCTGAGTAGACCCACGTGTAGCCCTGCGACAGATTGAACGCTTGGCTCAGTCGCATATCGTGGTAGTACAGATTGTTGAGCTTACTCACGAAAAAAAGCCCCCGGACTGGAGCGGGGGCACAAGAGGAGTGGAGCGGCACTCGCATGCCCCGTCCGCATGGGTGAGTGATAACAGGGCTAGCATGTGCACAGGTCGCTTTTACCTCGGCTTGGCGAGGAAGTCAAGCTCGTCATGCCTGGATCACCTTCACTGTCACGTCAACGTCGCCGGCACGCTCGGTGCCCCAAAGGCGACGTACGGTGAGATTGTCGATGAGCTCGTCATCCGCGTAGACGCCAGCATGGCCAAGCGAATCGAGGATCGCTTTCAGCAGATTGTCCACGTCACGCCTGCGCCTGTCTGGCGGATACACCACCAGCAGCATCCCGAGTCGGCCAGGCATCAGGCGTTCGGCACCGCTAGCCTGCACGATACGCCCGACGGTTTTTCGATAGGCTCGACCATCCCTGGAAATCATCGGCCGCGGTTGCCCGGGTACGAAGCGCCAGTAAGTGTTGACGCTCGGTGGCCATGGCAGTGTCAGCATGGTCCGTGCAACTGAGTTGCTCGCCTGGACCTCATAGCGCGATTCGCCGAAGCGCTCGAGATACTCGGTCCATTGTCCTCGGGTCATGCTTTCGTCCTCGCTAGCCTGATGAGCTCGTCTCGAAATGCCTCTGGCGTGCGCGACCGCGCGACTTGCCCCATATACTGTTGAGTCCGGGAGCCATCTTGAGTGAACCCCGCATCGCATACGTGCGTCCTCGCTAGCGTCAGCAATTCATCTCGGAATATCTCTGGCGTCTTAGCCGCCGCAACCTTGCCCAGACGTGGCCGTTGCTCGAACTTCGAAGTGTGATTGGCGCACCAGGACACGAGCGCCTGACTGCCGGCCGCAGTACCCCAACGCATCGACTGCACATCAACGCCGTGCGCGTAGAGCCAGGTCGCCTTCTTCGCCGCGTGGCCGTAGCGCCCCTGCTCCACGTGACAGGTCCAGCCGCCTTCGAAGTCCGCCACAATCCAGCCACCGGCCGCTGGCGGCCGATTGAGACCGTACGCGCCCCATGCGTCGGAGTACGCCGGGTGCTCGAGCACACCGCCCCATCGACGCACTGCGTCGAGGGCGAACTCGAACAGTCCGCCATCGTCGCCGCGCTTGTGGCCCCAACGCGCCTCGACCATGCCAGCGAGTCGGCACCAGCGCGAGCACGGCGGATGTGCGACCACCGGACACGGCCCGGCGTAGTTGGTCGCATCGCGAGACTCTGGCCAGGGGTCGACATCCGGGAGGCCGAAGTAGGGGCCGCCTTCGTGGACGAACAGGGCGGCTACTCGCTTAGAATTTCCTATCTGCCTCACGGTTTCGACCAGCATATTGCGGAATTCCTCCGGAGTGTAGCTGCGGCTGCTACCGATGCGAGCTCGCGAGACAGGAATCCACCCCTCGCCATCACATCGCCCCCACCGCAAGGAAGGAAGCTTCACTGCCATCCCTCCAGAGTCTTTTGCCGATCACCGTGCGTCACGCCGTGCGTCACGACCGAGCCGCTACTGTCCGGCTGCCATTGATAGACCTCCAGCCATTCACAGCCGCAGCGCACGCACTGCATCGTCTCGATGCAACGCAGCTCAACGTCGACGTCTCGGACTGCACAAGTGGCCATCGAATTTACTCCACAGTCCGGACACTGTTCGTGTGCTCGTTCGCTCACGATGCCGAACATCTGGCACATCTTTTCTTCCAACTCCACCGTCTCAGCAGCTATTTTATCAATTAGCTGTTCGCGCTCGCTCTTCTCGTCAGTCACAGCGGCTGCTCCTTGAGAGCGCGGATGCGCAGCCCAGCCTCACGAAGAACGTGTTTTTGCTCGGCCCATTGGGCGTGTTCCTCCGCCATCTCGTCGCACAGATTGGTAGCGGCCTCGAGGCCGTCGCGGTAAGCGGCCGCTCGTGTTTCAGCAAGCTCCTCAGCCTCGGCCACGATCTGCTTTCTCGCATCCCAAAACCATCGCAGCTGGTGAATGGACATATTCTTGCGGATCGACATCGGCACGGTCTCGCAGAACGCCACGAAATATTGCGGCACCATCGTTTCCGTCATCGCCGCTTTTCCCTCCTCCCGCGTCCCACTCTGTCCCTGTCCCCCACTAAAAGAGTGGGGGACATAGGGACAGGACAAGGTGGGTCCCACATCTGGGACCAGGGACAAAATAGGTGGGACACGTGGGACAAGGTCATCTCAGATCCCCTTGACCCAACGTCCAGCAACGCTCTTACTAATTCCAAGTTCATCCGCTATATCCCTGATAGTTAAGCCGTTTAGCTTCATTTCTCGGGCTAGCTGACGCTGCTCTTCGCGCCCTCCAGACCATTTCCAATCTTGTCCCACCGCCCCCAGCGTAACCACCCGTTCCTGGACCGCTTGGGACGCTTCTGAGCTTGTCCCACCTGTCCCGTCGCGAACCTTGGCAAATTGGAGCTTGAATCGGGTCTGCTGGACGGTCATCGAGAGGCCGTCCCGTGGCTCATCTGACGTCATCGCGGAGAGCTGGATTGCCAAGTCCGCGTGCCACAATTTCGTCTTGGTGCCGAAGATTTCGCCCTGTGCGTTCGTGTGATCGACGATCACCACGGTCCTCCCCAAGGCCCGCTGCAGCCCGGCAAAGCGCCTCACCGGCTGCCAGAACTCGTCTGAGGACATGCTCAGCCCGTCCACCCAGGCCAGGGACATCAGGTTGTCCAACATCAGGACATCGGCGCCGCAGGCATTGGCCCAAAGCTCCACCTGCTGCTGTCCCGCCTCGGTGCACAGGTTCACCGGCTCGTAACCGGCGCCGGCGCCCCAGGTGGACAGGTTGGCTATCCTGAGCCAGTCGTCCTCGAGGCCGGCACCGGCCAGGCGCCGCTGCATCATCTCGCCGACCATCTCGCCGTCGATGACCAGCACCCGGCCCCGCTTGGCGGATGTCCACCCGAGGAAGTCTTTCCCGGCCGCGATGGCGTGGGACAGGGCCAGAGCCAACATGGTCTTGCCGACGCCCGGCGGGGCGTAGAGCATCACGATTTGCTGCGTTGCAATAGGGCCTAACAGAGGCGTAATGGGCGGGAATTCCAGCTCCAGGAATTCCTGCACCGGGGGCGGCAGCGGCAGCCGTGGCGCTGGCTCATGCACGCTGGTGGCCCAATCCTCGGCCCGCCGACGGAGCTCCACTCGCTGCTCACGAGTCTTTCCGAGCCGTACCGGCCACGGCTGCTTGCCGTTCTGGCGGTAGTCGTCGAACAGTGCCTCCATCGGGAATCCCACGGCGCCGCACACATCCTCTGCCGAGCACCCGGCGAAGCAGTTGATAAGGATCCGCGGCCCCTCGATTTTCAGGCTCAGAGACGGGCTGTGATCGTCGTGAGCCGGACAACAGGCCATGTAGTTGTCACCGTGCCCCTTCGGCAGCTTACGGCCGCAGGCGGACGCTGTGTCCGCGATACGGCCGACGAGCACGCTGAAGCGATCGTCGAGCCGTTCAGGCAGCTGTTCGGCGGGCATCATGCGTTGCCGTTGATCCGCTCGAACGCCGTGATCTTGAGTCGTCGATAGCCAAGCTGCCTGGCCAGCGACTCCGATACCGGCCGCTCGCCCTGGCACACTCTGTGCAGGTACTGACCGGAATAGCCCAACTCGTCTCCGAGGCCGCGCCAGGTCTTGACCGCTGCCATCGATCGGATTAGCTCTCTCATCTCGTATTCGCTCATAGTGGTTGACACGCTACCCGCATCCGGGTAACGTGTCAATACGTTGGGTCGCCGATTCATACTCGGACTGGCCCGCGAGTCCCTAGCAGGGGACGGGCTGTCTCCCCGGTACGGACTGCTATCTGTGCCGGGGAAATGGCTTCACTGTTCCACATGGGACACATGAGCCGAAACCGAACTGGAGACGAAAATGAGCCTGAGACTAGACGACGCATTCCCGAGCAATTATATCCGTGCCAGCGATCTGGGCGGCAAGGAGCACACCCTCACCATCAGCAACATCACCATCGAGACCCTGGGTCAGGGGCAGGACGCAGACGAAAAGCCGGTTGTCGCCTTCGAGGGACGCAAGAAGCGATGGGTAATGAACAAGACCAACGCTCTTACCTTGGCCGGCGACTACGGCCAGGACATGGCCGACTGGTTCGGCCGAGATGTGATCCTGTTCAGCATGAAGGTGCAGGGTCCGAACGGACTGGTTGATGGCATCCGCTGTCGCGTGCCAGCAGAGGCGCATGCCTCGAGCGATCACAAGGGACAGCGATTCGAGCGCGATGCTGCTGCCGCAACCGAATCAGTGGGGCCGGGACACGGCGACGACTTCGACGATGACATTCCCTTCTGATATGTCCCTCCACCTGACCATCAACGATCCAAAGCATGAGCGGCAGCTCCGCAACCTGCTGCGCATGACACGCGTGCTGGCGGAACCCCGTGTGCTGCTGGCGGTGTTGACGATCAAGGAGGGGCTAGATCCAGACGCAGACATGAGCATGGCTGCGGAAGCCTATGCCGAGCTCTCACGCGACGAGCTGTCGGCGCTGTGGGTAGCGCCAAGCAAGGGCGGCATCTGGACGACCAGGGAGCGCGAGATGCTGAAGGGATCGGAGTTTGTTGATGAACTGAGGCGGCAGCGGGATCCCATGGATACCGTTCGGCGTACTCTGACCTGATGGGCATGTTCACACCCGTTCTGTCTCTTGCTCATGTCAGTAGCGGCGGTGATCTTGAAGGGCCGCCGCCGCTACTATTCCTCCATCATCCCATCCGGCCCGCGCCGCTTGCCCTGGTCGCGCTGGCGCAACAGGCGTAGCAGCCGCTTACGCTCGACTGGCGTCAGATCGGCATAGTCGCGATCCAGTAGCCCGCGATTGAACGCGAGCAGTGCGCGATCTGAGCGATGCTCTTTGCTCATGACGACATCACGCCGCCCTCCGCCGACGCACGCCACGCGCTGCTAGCGCCTCGTCGATCAAGATCCGCACCATCACGCTCTTGACACTTTCTGTCTCGTGCGCCGCTAACCTGCTGATTTGCTTGAGCTGATCGGGCCTGAACGAGCAGGTCAGCTGCGCCGCGTCCAGCTTTCTCGGGCCACGCTTTGCCATTGGTCCGTCCTCTTGTGAGTGAGGCTGCATCATGCCACCTAAAGAAAGTGTTGACAAGTGGGATTGAGGGTGTATACTAGCACTTAACGTCACTTACCAATGCGAGGACCGAGACCAATGTTCACCCCTGGCCCCTACACTTTCGACCCTTTCGACGGCCCGGTGTTCGTCGAGTCCGTCGAGACCACTACCGAGGACGGCATCGCGGTTGACCGCGTTACCACTACCGACGCGGGCACCTTCATCATTGCTGCGGACACTTTCGATATCTTCGCCACCCCCGCAGCCTAATCCCAACACCCACCAGCCCGCCGCCACCCTGGGGCGGGCGAGGAGAGCTGAGATGGGCATCTACCAATGCGAAGAGATCTGGGACGGCGAGCCATTATCGTTCGAAATCCTGGCCGACATGGGGCTGGCGAACGCGCCTATCTCCTACCGTTACGACCCCAATGGGCCCTGGCAGGATACGCCCTACCTGACGGCCAGTGTCGTGCACGACATCAACACAGCGGCCGTGTGGGTGTCCAGCTATGCCGCTAGCTTCGGCTTTTGGGATGACGGCGAGCCGGACTCCGTGAGAGTCGTCGGCGAGGAGGGATCCGAATGAACGCCTACGATAGCCACTACGGCGAACAGACCCTGGTCGCCCTCGACGGTGCGCCAGCGGACATCCGAGCCGATGCCATGGCGGCCGCACTCAACGCTGCGCACGAAGCTGGCCAGCGCTACGCCTGCGACCGCTGGCGGGAGCACTGCGCGAAGGTCGAGGCGAGATGCGTGCTTAAGGGAGTGCCGACAGAATGAATGAGCCGAAGACGATACTAGAGAGAACCGCCGCCTGGGAACGTGAGTTCCAGGCCCAGCAACGAGGTTTCGAAGGAGATCGAAAACAGCGCCAGCTCCATGCCAGTCTGGTGCGGATGACGGAGACCTGCGAGAACCTTCGCGCTCAGCTCGCCGATGAGCGGATCAAGGTGCTGCATCTCGAGCGCATGTTATGGGAGGCGCAGAATCTACAACGGATGCGGCTTGACGAAACAGGAGAATGAGCGGCCGAACCTACTGTCCCACGGCAGGTTGCTCGCGATATGCGATCGTCGGGCAGACGTACTGCCGACCGTGCCGGGAGATCCGAGACGTGCACGTGCTGCGGCGACAGTTTGAAGAGCTCGCTCGAAGGTGGGCCGCAGAGACGCTGAGAAGAGAGCAACATGGCTGAGGACGACTGGCCCCACCTGATCCTCGCCGGGTTCATCCTGGCAGCAGCCTTCGGAGCGATTGTCGGCGTGGTCATACAGCAGGCAGGGAATGATGGATGGCTGTGGGGGCTAAGAACGGCTCTTGCCATCATCACGGCGATCGCGGCAGCAATTACGATAGGAGTGATTCACTCATGAGCCAACCTGATTTGGCGCAGCACCAGCTAGGCACTATTCTCGACGGCAAGCAGCCCCGCGACGCCGTGCACATCGCGCTATTCTCGGCGCAGTGTGCGCACCGTCTCGGTCCAGGCGATTGGGTAAAGCTGCACCATGATGGATCGCTAATGCGCTGTGAACCAGAAAATGCGATCGGTATCGTCGATCCATTCTTGCCTGTCATGGCGCAGCCCGACCATTGGGTCTATGTCTTCCTCAAGCCAAACACCGTAACCGGGTTGCGTCATGTCTATGAGCATCCAACGCTGGATGGGATGGAAGGTCGGACGCCATATGAGACAGTGAAGCGCATTGCCGAGTTGCTGGACATCGGCCAAGATCATTTGATGCAAGCGGCCCGCACGTGGCGTGAAAGCTCAGGCGAGGAATGGCCGACACACGAAGTACAGCTCGGCTCTGAAGGCTGGAGAGATGAGTTCCGTCATTACGCCAAAGAATTCTGGCAAGCCTATGCGCAAATCACTGGCGACGACACTGCCGAGATGGACGACAACTTCTTCTCGTGCTCGTGTTGAACGCTACGGCCCCCCAAACAGACCGGCAATCCGATCCGGGCCAAGCCAGCTCAGAAGGAACATGAGCATCAGAACCGCTCCGGTGCCGATCAGGATGCGATCGTTTCTTTTGCGTTCGGAACGGCGTTCAGCCTCAGCCCTGTCTGCGCGCTTCTCTAGCTGGTCCATACGCGCAGACATGGACCGCTCCAACGCCTGGACCAGAGCCAGCAGCTCCTGCTGGCTCACCGTGTCAGACTCATCGATGGAACGTCGCCCATGGGCGACCCTCCGGGGGCCATATCGGCGCTCCGTGCCGGGGAGGGTCGCTTGTCCATTATGGGCCACCATGTCACATTACAGGAACCGCGCTCTGGATGATGTGTAAATCCTCACACTACCGACTGACCCGCTCCGTGGCGATGAGGACATTGCGTACCCACATCTCGAGCGGCTCGTGATCGGTGCTCCTCAACACCGCGGTGTAGTAGCCGGTGTACAGGGTTTCCATGGTCACGCCCATGCCGGACGGGAACGAGATGATCTGTACCCAGCTAGCGGCATCCGCCGGCGAGCGAACGTAGACATCAACCATCCCGGTAAGCGGGCGGTTTCCACGATCAGGCGGAACGTTCCGGCCGGTCGCCTCACCTGCCGCGTAGATGGCTGCCGCCTCCTCCTTGGCTGCGTCGTCCCAGCGCTGAACGACGGTAACGCGGATCCATTCATCGGCTGGATACACCCAGCATGACTCTCCCGGCATGCTGGGCACACCGTTGGCGCGCACGTACATGCCACGAAGCGTGCCCACGCCACGCGGGAACTGTAGATCCACCGCCAACCTGGCCGGCTCGTGTAGCAGGCAGCTGGTATCGCCGCCCGGCTGATAATCCCAGTTGTAGATATTGCCGTCCGGTGCGTTGAACACCATGTTCAGGCCGCCGCACTCGCCGTAGGTCGTCAGGTACTCGCCATTGCGCACAGCGAGCTCGTTCGAGCCGCAGCTATTGGTGCGCCAGTGGATGCTCTGCTTCGCCTGTCCTGGCGACGGATCCTCGGCCAGGTACTTGGCGCTCAGTCGGATGTCGTACTGCGCCCAGACCTGATCGTGCGGCGTGCCGGCACCGACCGGCTCGTGGTCGACTCGCATCCAGCCCGCGGAGCTACCGCTTGGTTGCGGCATCGGCAGATTCCGCGCCACGGTCAGCCTGGCAGCATTGTGTACCGGATCGTACACCGCCGGGATGGTGGCGTATCCGGGCTCATAGTACGCCGCTACCTGCTCGGGAGAATCGAATGCCACGCACTCGATCACGCCATCCTGTGCGCAGCGTGCCGCCCAGGTCTCGTCAACTGGCGGCTCGACCGGCGGCTCGACAGGAGGCTCGACGATGCCATTCCGCGCCGGCAGCCTCATGGCGTAGACGTGACCCATATTCGGCCAGTTCGACTCGTGCCTGTCATTGGTTCCGGTGTGATTCAGCACCAGGGCGACCTCGATGTACTCGTCGGTCTCGCTGTAGAACCGCGCCACCCGCATCCGGCTGTGGGCACCGTTGCGGTTGTGTCCAGCGTCGACCGGACCGCCGTCGCTCAGCTTGTTCCAGATGGCCGTGGTGAAGTTTCGCGAGCCGTCCTGTGGGATCTGGATGCAGTACTCCCATAGCTCGTTACGCGCGTCCCAGGTCTCGTAATAGATGAGGCAGGACTGCGTCTCGTCCGAACGGAGGTCTGAGTGTTGCCAGCCGTGGAACCTGTAGGTTTTTTCTGGCCCACCTTCGGCCGTGAGGTTCTGATAGCCGTTCTCCGGATTCTGCGGGTCATACACTGTCACGTAACCGTATGGCCCACGAAGGCCGAAATTCGAGATAGCCACCAGGTCGATGTCGGGCGCATGCTCGAGCATCTCGTAGTTGAATCCGCTCCGAGGCGCCTCGCCGTTGTCCGTCCAGGTGCCGAGATAGCCTTCGGCGTCTGGCGTGCCATCGCCAGGATCGAAGGACCAGAGCCG